ACACAGCTCCTGCAGCCGTTAAGGGTGCTGCTGAAAAGCCAGCTATCTACATGGGACAGGCTGCATGGGAATCATACATGCAAGCTCAAATCGCTGCAGGTAATGGTTGGTACTTGACAGGTGGCCCTGAGGTTAGCCGTCGTTTCGTAGGCATGTATGAAATCTATGTATGTCCGGGTATGACTGCAAACAATATCATCTTCGCTCAACCTAGCAACTTGATGCTTGGAACATGGCAGGAAAACCAAATGAACGAAGTGTTCATCTTGGATATGCAGAACTTGGATGGATCACAGAACGTACGTTACGGTGCACGCTTCTACTTGGGCGCACAGATTGCAGTTGGTGAAGACATCACCTACTGGGGCGCATAATTAAAATAACAAAGGGGGTATAATAGCCCCCTTTAAACTCTTTAAAATATACATAGCTATGGCTTGTGAATTAACTACAGGTTTTACACTCGGATGCCTTGAAGGTATCGGAGGTGTTAAAGAAGTCTTGATTGCTAACTACGAAGACTTTGAAAGCGGTATCACTTATGGTGGTACTAATGGCGAAGTAGACGGATTGCCTACGGCTACTATTTATCGCTACGTTCCATTCCGCAATAGCGGTTCTTACATTGAGACAGTAAACAAGAACTTGGAAACAGGTACACTTTACTTCTCGCAAGAAGTTGGATGGACTTTCGGTAAGCTCAACCAAGATATGCGTAACGAATTCTTGAATGTAGCAAAGGCTAAAATGATTGTATTTGTACGTACCAATGATGACCAAATCTTGTTGGTAGGTGCGGGCGAAGGCTCACAGCTTACTGCTGGTACTGTACAATCAGGTGCACAGAAGGCGGATTTGATGGGTTACCAAGTTACAACAGTTGCTGAAGAACTTTCACCAGCTGTACACCTTGAGCCGTTCACCTCTGTACCATTTGACAACTTCGCAGGTATTACTGTAAGCCCTGCTTACTAAGACTTTGTCTTGTTGTTTTTGTATTCATTGTGTGTAAAGGGGGCGGTGCTTGTGCTGCCCCTTTTTAAATAAATAAGCATGATATATCTAACTACCAACACAGCGAATCAAACCGTCTACCTTTCATTAGATGAGGCACGCCAGTACTACGCTACTGCGTTCACTCACTATCTTATCATAATCACACACGAAGAAAATAGCACAACGGGCGAAGAACTTGCGCAGGTTGCAACTATAGTGTTGGAAAATGTGCGCATTACGCAGCTCACAGTAACGACCGTAGGTCTTACCTTAGCGGGGCGTTATCGCTATGTGGTATATGGACAAAATAGTTCTAGCAATATTAACCCTACGAATGTTAGTGTTGTGGGTGTTGTACAACGTGGCTACGTTGTGTTGACAGATAACGAGCAGTTCTATGATGTACCTAGCGAAGTAATATCTAATGACATTATCTATGGAGCATAAAGAATCGAATATAGTTAGCTTGAAGCTTAGTGAATATGTAGCTAAGTCTGATGCTGAAAAAGTAGACCGCAAAGGTTGGGTAAACTACGGTGACCAAAACGACTTTCCACAATACCTGCGCGACCTTGCGCATGAATCACCTGTACACGGTAGCCTTGTCGTTGCCATTGGTGATATGATAGCCGGGAAAGGTATTAAGTCAGAACAATATCAAGCGGAATTAGACGCACTCGATGTAAACACTTTGACGTATGCAGCCGCACACGACTTGAAGTTGTTTGGTGGTTTCTTTATCGAAGTCATTTGGTCTAATGATCGCACAGTTATTAGCAAGCTAAACCCGATACCATTTGAAGAATGCCGTATTGCAGTTAACCAAGATGATGATAGCGAGATAGGTATATTTCACAGCTACGACTGGAGCAACACACGTAAGAAAAAAAACACGCCCGAATTCATACCAAAGTATAACTACCTTACACGTAATGAAGAGCCGCGCCAAATCTATTGGTGCTTTACCTACACAGGCAGCGATGTCTATCCACGTCCTGATTATTGGAGTGCGATTAATTACATTGAACTAGACAAACAAATTTCGATATTCCATATCAATCAAATCTCAAACGGTTTATTTCCTTCAACCATTATTAACTTCTACAACGGGCAAGCAACGCCCGAACAGAAGCAGCAGATGATGATGGACTGGGAAAACAAGATGAGTGGTGCGCGTAATGCAGGTAAGGTGGTAATGTTCTTTAACGAGCGCGACCAACCAAAGACTGAAATCACACCATTCCCAGTTAATGATGCGGATAAGCAGTATCAATTAATGGATACTACCGCAACACAAAAGATAATAACCGCACATCGTGTTACTACGCCACTTCTTTTCGGTATACGCGAAACATCAGGCTTTGGTAGTAACAAAGATGAAATGACAACGGGACTTGAGATATTTAATAAGCAAGTCATTGAGCCATATCAAACACTAATCGATAAGAGCATCACGGAGTTATTAAGTAATCAAATGCCGGGTGTTTCTTTTGAGATTGTACCAAACACACCACTTGTAGCAGAACAGGCATCTGTCGTAACCGATGCAAGCGCAACAGGCACTACTGCAGATGTCGCTGCTACAGCTTTGAATGGTGCGCAGATTACATCACTCGTTGACATCGTAATGCAAAGTGCTGCAGGTGCAGTTCCTGTGACAAGTGCGAAGGCTATTGTGCAGGCTGCATTCCCAACATTGCCAGCGGCTACGGTTGATGCAATCTTTGCGGATGTATTGCCCGGTAGTTTGCAACCTCAAGAGGTCATCATGAGTGACGAAAAAAAAAAAGATGAAACCATAGGTGATGCGCTTATAGCATTAGGCGAAGAACAAAGCGAAGACTGGATATTGATAGATTCATTTAACGCAGATGAAGAAATTGAACACGAGTTTGCAGTTCGCACAGGTGCTGCTAGGCCCGCCGCTAAGAGCGAGCAGGATGCTATTATCGATGGTAAATACTTTATTACTCGTTACGTTTATGCAGGTAGCTTTAGCCATGATAATATGCGCCCATTCTGTAAGAAGATGATGGAAGCGGGCAAGCTATACCGCAAAGAAGACATCGTGTCAATGGAGAATGTTGCGGTTAATCCCGGATGGGGGCCTGAAGGAGCGGACACATACGACATTTGGTTTTACAAAGGCGGTGGTAACTGCAGGCACTTTTGGGAAAAACGAGTTTACGTAGATGCAAAAGGCGCGAAGATTAATCCTAATGACCCAGATGCAAAGCGTATCGCTGTGAGCATGGCTGAACGTATGGGCTACAAGGTGCGTAATAACGCATTAGTAGCAAAGCTTCCTGAAGATATGCCATACAATGGCTTCCTACCTACTAACCCTATTTACGGTAATCAATAATTACAACTATGCCTGAAGTACTATTAATATCCGAAAACTTTGTAAAGAAGTACACCACCGTAAATGGTAGTGTTGACCCGAACCTTATCTATCCTGCCGTATATCTTGCGCAGGATAAGTGGTTGCTTCCATTTTTGGGAACTGATTTGCTTAACAAGATTAAAGCAGATGTGGCCGCAGGTACAATAAGCGGTAATTATGAACTACTACTAGAGGACTACATCCAAAAGATGCTTCTTTGGTGGGTAATGGTGGAGCTTATGCCTAACCTTAGCTACCGTATGGACAATGGCACGTTAGTACAACGTCAAAGTGAGGACACTGTAGCGGTAAGTGATTTAGTCATGAAGGATATGATTGACCGTGCAAGGCAAAACGCAGAACACTACACCACTTTACTAGTTGATTACTTGTGTGCTAACAACGCTTTGTTCCCGGAATACAGCACAGCAACATGGCCTGATAGATCACCAAGGACGGATGTGACAAATACGCTCAACTATCAATTTAGTACGGGCAACACGGCCACAAGTTTCCGTCCTACTTACAGTCGCAATATCATTAACCGTATACCATGAGTGATAAGAAGACACTAAAACAAGAATACACCGAAAGATTAAGACGTTATGAACGCGAGCTTTCACTTAAACTACGTGCAAATGGCAACAAAGAAGCAGATAAAAGCAAGTCAAAATAACGAGGCTATCAAGAAGCTACGTTATAAACTAGAGTTATTTGATGGCTTTTGGTCTATACCGATTGCCTTCTTGATTTTTAGTGTGAGCGGTACGCTATCATACCAATATTTTGGTGATGCTTTGATAAGCACGGAGTACATCCAGTATGTAATCCTAGCAGGTCTTATCATGGTCTTCGCCAACTTCATTGTGTTCATGGGCATACGCTTCAACTTCCGCTCACTGCAGCGGGAAATCTATTCACGCGACATCAAAGAAGAACTTAAAACGTCACTAACTACATGGCAAAAAATCTCTTTATATCTGCTGTTGTACTTTGCTTATTTTGCTGCCTTCCTATTCATACTGCGCACGCTAATGACGGTTATTGTGTAAGGCTAGTAGCCTATGCGCACGTTGGTGTTCGCGAGAAAGGCGGTAACAACATGGGCTTTAACGACCGCTACTTTGAGCGGCTTATGCGCGAAGTAGGGTGGAAGCCTACCTACCAATGGTGCGCATTCTTTGTACGTGCCGTATTCCATGAGTGTAATGTCGATGCAAAATCTAAAGTGACAGGGTGGTCACCTACGTGCTACAACAAAAAGGATGTAATCTTTACAGATGGGAGGTTCTATCAATCCTATAAGCCGGGTGATGTGCTAGTAATGACACTATCATACAAGCATTGGCGCAATACAAATAGGTACAAGGCTATTGGTCACACAGGAATAGTAGATAAGGTTAGTGAATATTCAGTACGCACCATTGAAGGCAACACCAATGATCGTGGTGATAGAGATAGCCGCTTAGGTGATGGTGTGCTAGTTAAGATAAGACCATTGAATAAGTCAATACACATAACAAGATGGAACTGACAATAAGAAGCAAGCGCATATTGATAGCTAGTGCAGTTGTTGTAACTACATTAGTAGTGTTTGTAATGTTAAAAAGTTGCAATACTCCTGCACCATCACCTGCAGTTGACAGACTGGAGTCTATCAATGATTCACTATACCGTGCGATTGAAAAAAATAACGCAATAGCAAATAACTTGTATGCCAAAATAGATAGTTTAACTATGCGCGGCGATACGATTATTCAGTTGCAAGATGTAACAAATCAATACTACCGAAATGACGTATACCAAATTCTTAATTCTGATGATGCTACTGCCGATCGTCAGTTTCGCGCAACGCTCAAAAAATCAGACAGCCTCCTCAAGTCTGGATTTTACTCCAAAACTTACGACTTACGAGGTGCA